CTACTGAGCGTATGTTTTCACAGATAAACAAGAACTTAGGTACATTTCAAGTTCAATCTGGGATTGCAAACTGGTGTGGGTACTTCAAAGCCTTGTACAATAAGGGCTTGAAGGATCGCAGTAAGAAAATAAAGAAGAAGTTTATAACATCTTACTGATATACAACTATTTATTATGATCGTAGAGATTTGTACAAAAAGTCTCAAAGATTTTGGGATAACTGCTGACGAATACTTATATTTGTCTCTCTTGCAAAGTGGTTCCCACGATGTCATAGACGATCTAAAGTTAGTTGTTAGGCTTGAAGTAATGCAAACCAAAGGCCTGGTTAAGCTGGGGGAGAGCACTGACAAACATGTGGTACGAGCGAAATTTAGCACTCCGAATGCTACTCCGTTCGATCAGATGTGGTCAGAGCTTCTCTCCCACTTTCCTCTTAAGGTCTATGTTAACGGGGGTGTACGCCCCTTACGTGCCAAAGACCCTAATGCTTCTACAAACAAGAAGGCTCGCAAACAGTACGAGAAGTACATTAAAGGTAGCGTAGTCAAACACAAGGAAGTCATTAGATGTTTGGGTGTAGAGCTAGACCAAAGACGAAAGGCTAATAATCTGGGCTATATGCAGATGCTCAGCACATGGGTCAACCAGCATACGTGGGAGAAATATCAAGACCTAACAGACACTTCAGACAATGAGCGACGCATCACAAGGGAACTATAGTCTCCCAAAACTCTATCATATCTCAAAGACAGTAGAGAAATCTATACGAGATGTCCATGATGGTATGGTGGGTAAGAGACGTGTATACCCTACGTCGTGGCCTAGACTTAACAGAAATCTTATGGGAGGCTTGCAGCCTGGTAAGATGTATGTTATTGCAGGCAGACCTGGGGTTGGGAAGTCCGCATTTTCTAATCAATTAATATTTGACATACTCGATGTAAACAAAGAAACAAACAACGACTTGATCGTTATTTACTGGAGCTTTGAGATGCCCGGTGAGCAGCAGATACTACGCGCTGGTTCAAAGGACACTAAGCTTCAGACATTCGATCTGCTTTCTGTAGAGAATACTCTATCAGAGGAAGCATTCGATAGGTACAAGCAAGCTGTGCAGAAGTACAAGGATTACCCTATGTATTTCTGTAGTATCCCCCAAGACATGAGCATAATCAAAAAAGTTAACGAGGAGATGTTCTTACGACATCCTTCGAAGACTGTCATCAATTTGATTGACCACTCACGATTGGTGCTCGGTAAGGAGGATACCGAACTGCAGAAACTAAACACAGTTTCTAAGTCCTGCATGTGGATGCAGGCTAAGATGCAATCCATAACAATTCTACTTTCACAACTGAATCGTAACATCGAACAGGAGTACAGAGCCAAACAGCAATACCAACCTTTGCTAACCGACCTCTTCGGAGGTGACTCTATTGGTCAGGACTCTCATGTAGTTATGATGTTACAACGTCCCTACGACTTGTATGGGATTACTGATTCGTACTGCGGACAAGACCCTGTTGGGTTACTAGCTTGTCACGTGGAGAAGAATCGTGATGGTTTGCTGGGAATGATCCCATTTCAAACAGATTTATCAACATTCACAATTAATGAGCGAAGTAAAGATTAGCCTTCCCACTAGCAAAATCAAGGCTAGTAGGAAGTCCCCCAAGAACTTCGTTCTCTATGGTCAACCCAAGGTAGGTAAGACAACAGCTCTTGCCCAGTTAGACAACTGCCTAATTATTGACCTGGAGGACGGAACTGATATGATTGATGCTCTCAAGATCAAGGCCAAGAACCTAGCGGAACTGTCTAAGATTGGGAGGGAGATTATCAATCAAGGTAAACCTTATAAATACATTGCAATTGACACAGTTACGCAACTCGAAGTATGGTGCGAGCCGGAAGCGAAGAGGCTCTATCAGAACACGCCCATGGGTAAAAACTTTGATAAAGAGAATGCCGGACTATCTGTTCTTACTCTACCTAACGGCGCTGGCTACATGTATCTGCGTATGGCTTTCAAGGAATGGATTAGGAGGCTTGACACTCTTGCTGATCATATTATTCTTGTTGGTCATCTTAAGGAGGCTAAGATAGAGAAGAAGGGCAAGGAGGTAGCTTACAAAGACCTTGACTTGACAGGCAAGATTCGTAACATCACGTGTGCGAATGCAGATGCAATCGGTTATGTGTTCCGCGAGAACGATACTACAATGATTAGTTTCGACTCTATGGGAGACATTCAGGCCGGTTCACGGTGTGACCACCTTAAAGGTCAAACATTCCCGCTTGAGTGGGACAAAATATTCATCGACTAACTTTAAACCCAAACACTATGATTGAAGCAAATCAACAAACGGAGCCTACCGTAGAAAAGCAAACTACCCCTGAGGGAGAGCAGAAGACCCTCACACTCTCTGGTATTATCGCAGACCTTGACAACGGTCTCGGACGTCCACAAATCCGCGAGAAGTATGAGCTCACTGGTGCAGAGATCAAGCAATTGTTCCAGCACCCTATGCTCAAGAACCGTCGCCCAAAGAGAGCATTGACTAAGATCAGCTTTACTCTTGTGGATGATGTAACTCCTAAGGAGGACCCAAACCAACTACGTGTTGACACTGAAGCACAGCGTGTGCAGGACAACACTGCAGAGAACGATTCATTTGACACCTTTGAACTCATTGACTAATGGCTATTAACGCAAACAACTCCAACGAAGAAGTAGCAGGTGGTGGTGGAGTACCACTGTATGTAGGTATTGCCCCGATGCAAATCATGGCTGTGAACCCATCACAGTCTGAGCTTAGCAATCTTGGTATTAACCTACGAGCAGAGCCTCAATACACGGATGTGTCTATTGGGGGTGATAGCTACAACAAGATTACATTCTGGTTGAAGTGCATCGAGCCTGCATTTACTACACGCTTTGACATTCTTGTCAAGCCTGAGCACCGTGTTGCTAAGTCAGGGAAGAACCTGTGGTGCAACTCTGTAGGTCAGTTTGTATTTGCAGACCAAGACCCATCAGAGTTGTATGACTGGTACAAGTCTGACGGTGTACGTAAAGCATATGTCGGTGAGGACATGCTCATGGATTTCATCAAGGCCTATGCTAACGTAGCTAATGGTGATGAGTGTGCCTTCGAGACCATTGACAAGATCATGGCTGGTGATGTCACAGAGATTCGTCAGCTTGTTAACGCACTATCTGAGAACCGAGTTCGTGTGTTACTCGGTGTCAAAGATGGTAAGTATCAGCAAGTGTACACGAAGCACTTCGGTCGTCTAAAGCCGTTCCGTAAGGACCTGTTTATCAAGCAGCTTAATGATGACTATGGTGCATTCAACGCAGAGTACAACTCTAGCCTTGAGCTCGAGAAGTATGTTCCTGGTTTGATTACCCCAGACCCAGAACCTGCAGCACAAGCTGAAACTGTAGACAGCGATTGGTAAGTTTCAGGGTTAATTACTAATTGCTGCGAATAGGGAGGGGGACTACGGTCCCCTTCCTTATTTTTACAAGTCATGATTAAGCATAGAAATAGCCATGATCATTTACACAGCGACGTAATACTTACTAAGATAACTGAGTACGATATCTTTAGACACTACTGTCCTAACTTCAAGGAACTTGGTGTAAAGTTTTGTAGTGATTTGCGAGAAGACACTAGACCTGGTGTCAGTATCGTTGAGTGGAAGGGTGGCCTACTATACAAGGACTTTGCTAATGAGGAACATACTTTTAACTGCTTTGGGTATGTAATGCATAAGTACAATCTTGAATTTGTAGGTGCCCTTCAACTCATTTCACAAGACTTTGGACTAGGACTGACTGCATCTAATGTAGTTCCTACAGCTAAGAAGTATGTGTACAATAAGACACCTCTAAAACGTGCAGTAATTCGTATAAAAGCTAGGCACTGGAATAGCTTAGATGCAGATTATTGGAAGAAGTTTTGCATTCCTAAAAGTTTATTGGTTAAATTTGATGTTCACCCAATAGAATATTTCTGGATTAATGAGACACGTTTTCACCCGCCTAGTATCAGTTATGCTTTCCGTTTTCACAGCGGTTATAAGATTTATAGTCCGCATGAAGAAGAAAATAAATGGTATAGTAACGTGGGTAAAGATGTTGTTCAGGGGTATTCTCAACTGGCTGCTAGCGGCAGGATTGTATTTCTCACAAGTTCGCTCAAGGATGTCATGTGTCTGGAGGTGCTTGGTTACCCCGCCATCGCTTTACAATCCGAAATGCAACTGCCCAGTGAAGCGCTCATCAAAACGCTCAAAGAAAGGTTCGAAGAAGTAATCGTTTTCTACGATAACGACTTTGGGTCAGAGCAAAATCCTGGGCAAACGGTAGCTTCAAAGATTTGTTCTAAATTTGGACTTGCTAATATATATGTCCCTGATATATATTGCAGCAAGGATATCTCTGACCTGATTAAAAATCGTGGTCTTAATGTAGCACAACAACTAATCAATAAAGAGATATGGCAACTAACAAACAAAAGCAAATCGACGAAATCCTACATAGATGTGCCATTCTAATGGCTAATCTGGGAACTAAAACACCACATGATGTAGGGAGCAGAGAGAAAGCGAAACAACTAGAGAAAGAGTGGCTTCAAGAAATAAAAGACATCGATCCAGAACAGTACAAGGTTCTAGTCCCAAGTCTACAAGAGTAAGAAACGCAAGAAGAAAACAAGTAGATGGTATTAACTTTCGCTCATTACTAGAGGCATTCTGTTATCAGAAGCTGAAGGACGCAGGAATTAAATGCGAGTATGAGACAAAGAAGTTTGTACTGTTAGAGGGCTTTCATTATAACGCTACCCGCTTAGAGGATAACGGGAAGACAGGATATAATGACAAGCAGAAACACAAGGTTAGAGATATAACTTACACTCCTGACTTCCTTGACCCTAAGGGTAGGTGGATAATAGAGTGTAAGGGATATGCTAATGAGCGTTTCCCTCTAAAATGGAAGATGTTTATGAAGCAACTCAATGAGCAGGATGATCCCCCTGTTCTATTCGTACCCCGCAATCAGAAGCAAGTATTGCAGACGATTGAAATGATCCTTGAACTAACGGCCCCTACAAAATAGGGGCTGTTTTTATTTAACAACTATGAGTATTAAAACAGTTGGGCAAGCAACCCAATCAAACACTCGTGGCCTAGAGAAAAAGATTAGCAAAGGTGCAGAGCACCTGATCTTTGATGTACTACAAGCTACACAATACTCTACCCCAATCCCTTCAACCATACGTGAGCTGGTGACTAACGCCTGCGATTCACAACGGGAGAAGGAGATTGCAGTAGAGATACTTACAGGTAAAGCTCAGGTTGAAGACTACTTCATTACTCGACATGGAGAAGAGTATGAAGCATCTAACTTCAATCATGAGTACTACGACCTCAACTATCTGGATATGGAGAACAGCCATGTTAAGATCAGATAT